CGGATTCTGGATCTTCGATCTCAATCTCGATGTCAAGGGGTTCTTCCATTGCCGCAGCTTCTTCAATACCCATGGGAGCTTGGTAGAGTGCCTTATCTATTGCCATAATTCTTCCTTAGTAGTAAGACCGTTTTTTCGATCTAAATAATTGAATCTCTTCGGGTTCATCGTTCGGTAATCTAATGAATCCACCCTGCCTAAACCGCATCAGCGCCATTACCGTCGAGTCTACAAGGTCATCATGACTCATAAACGGGAATCCCGCAATCTCTTCAACGACTTCTTCAGCCCACCGTGTCTCTGGAACCCATACTAGCCCTGATCTGATGATGTCTGCTACAGAGTTTAAACGTGCGAGCTTATCTCCGCTACCCCTATGGGGGGTATATTCTTGAACAGGCATTCCTGTGCGCCGCAATTCTTGATAAAGCGCAGTTCCAGCAGACTTTTTCTCCACAATAAACGCGTCAGGCTGCCATTCTTCCCATTGTTCCCACGCTAATGTCTTTAATTCTGGAAACTCCACCCGTTTTTTGATGGAATTGAGCAAAATAATGGCATGTGCGTTCGTTTCTTCGTCAAAAAACACGCCCCACGTCGTTAATGCAGTGAAGTCAGCCCTATTATGGGTCTCTGCAGCGGCGTCGAGGCTCATAATCATGTACTCACACGGGGGTGGCGTCTCATTTTTCCACCACTTCCACCATTCTCGCTTGATTACAGAGGCTTCTTCAGCCGTTGGGTTCTGTTGATACTGAGCGTTCCACTGGAAAACAGGCATAGATGCCTTAGTTCTACGCAGTGCTTCGAGGGAATACTGTTCGGGCCAGAGCGCCCGCTCATCTGGGAGCCCATCATTAAATATGGCAGGGAATTCTACCCGTTCATACTGATCCGCTTCATCATTCTGGACCATATCCCGTATTACACGACCCGTTAAATCGTCTTGGTGCCATCTCGTTTGGATAATCGCGACCCTACCACCAGGCATAAGGCGAGTACGAGCGCCATACGTAAACCATTCATACGCTTTTTCAAAGACGTCAAAGTTGCCATTAATAATGTCTTGCTCATTATGAGGGTCATCAACGAGTAATAGGTCAGCACCACGACCAGCAAGGGCAGAGCCAACACCGCAAGCATAATACTCACCACCAACATTAGTGTTCCATCGACCAGCAGACTTGTTATCTTGAGCCAAACTGACTGTTGGGAAAATTTGTTTATATGCAGGTTGGTCAATTAAGTTCCTCACTTTCCGTCCAAAGTCCACCGCCAGATCAGTGGTGTGAGACACCATCAGCACCTTCTTATCGGGGTATTTACCTAGAAACCAGGCAGGGAAGTAGATAGATACAAGCTGTGATTTACCGTGCCGTGGGGGTATATTTACGCAAACTCGGTCTTCTCTACCTTCTGCGATGTCCATAAGCAAGTCTGCCAAAATGCGGTGATGTTTGCCAACCTTATAGTCTGACTGCATTTTTTGACAGAACGCTATCAAATCTAACCTACATGCCTTAGCCCACTTTCTTCTATCTAGTTCATCAGCCACCATATCCAGCTCCATGGCTTCTTCTTCCGAGAACTTATCCAGGTTGTTTGCCAGAAACTCTAGCTCTGTGTCCGTCAGGGACTCTAGTGGGCTGACGACTTCACTCATCTTTTTCTGCAGTGCCCGTGGTATTTTGGATCTCGAAGTCCGCATCGTTGACGCCGTCGTCTTCCTTCTCGTCCAGCCCCAGTTCAGCATCGACGTCGATAGCTTCCCCGTTTACCTCAACCGCTTTTACGTCGGTCACATTGTCTGGGTGCATGAGTTTGTGGATCTTACTGCGGATAGAGTTGACTAGATCCTCGGTGGATCTGTGGTTGATTGTTACCTCGGACTTCTCTGTGAAGAGGCCCACATCGGTAATCTTACCCAGCATTTCCAAGGCTCGCAGCCGTGTTCGGTCGTCTGGTGAGTCTGAGTCGAGGATTAACTTATTTGTTACTAAGAGCCTAATCTGCATGGCATTGTCCACAACCCGCAGGCTGTACTCATCCAAAATAGACTTGACGCTTTTATAAACTGCGGGGGTCTGGGTCTTTTTAGCTAACTGTTTGTTAGCCTTCTCTTCGTTTTCTGCTACGGCATACACGGCTTTTTCAGCGGTAGAGAGGTCCTGCTCGGTCGGCTCCATGTCCAGTTCGAGCAATTCTGCCGTATTACAGGCAGCTTGTGCCTTCTCTATAAAGTTAGCCAGGACGGGGTTGTCGTCAGGAAACGGTATAGATAGATCGGGTTCAACGTGTAACTGCATCTTGCCTAATGTCCAGACTAAAAGATGTTAATGCGTGCAGTATACACAAAAATACTGGTGTGGAGCAAAACGTGGTATGCGAAGCCGAAATGATGATTAATCAAATTGTTCTACCCCACGACGTATTTTAAACCTTTTTCTTTTCTTCGTAGTGGTGGATCCGATGGCAATTTGCACATAATACGATACACTTCTCTGCCTCTGCTTTAGCCTTTTTAAACCGCCCCATGCGGAGTAAATCGCTGACTAGCCCCTCTTTGTCTTCAGCCTTTGTGTGGTGAAAATCCAACGCCGCTACATGACTAAACCCGCAATGAGCGCAGATTAGCGTTGCTTTCCATTCTTGAAACTCTTTTCGTTTTTTCTTTTTAGTTGCGGCGTTGGCTGCTATTGCTTTTTCTTTATTTGCCTCATAGTACTTCTTAGAATACCCCGCCCCCTTGGCTTTCTTAACCTCGGGGTTTTTATACGGCATCGGACAGGGGGTACGTTTTTATTGGCTCGCTGCTACTAGCGTCCACGTTACACGCCCACTTAACCGCTTCTTCTGCTGTCAAGCCCATGCGCATACAGACTTCAGCAGCCATAGACCCAGACCCAATAGCCATAAAGGTTCGCACTCGCTCCCACTCTAGGTCATCCCCGCAGGAGAATAGTCCGTCTTTAGTTAGCTTGAGGAAAGAGCTGTCTGACTTGAGCTTGGGCTTGACTTTGGTTTTTTTGTTCACATATTCGAGAACTTTTTCTGCATCGCAGTAGTTACCTGCAACACCAAGCCAGCCGCCGTCTATAGGGAAAACCTTCTCTTCGAAGTACTTGATACCTGAAACAGTGTCAGTAAACTGACTATCTGACACGAGAACCTTATTACTCCAGTCACCGATTATTGTCGTCATTTCTGTAGTACCTGTCGTTTGGGTTGTTAAGCATCGATTTAATAAGCTCGTCCACAGTAAAGAACCATTGAATAACTTTCGTGCCGTCATGCTGCATGATTGTGAAGCTCACTTTGTAGCAATCAAGTAAGCGCCGTAATTAGCAAAACAATATCCAGAGTACATACAAGCAAGCCCCATATTCCCCTTAAGTGCCTGTTCTACAGCAATGTAGGCGTAGATCAACCCAGTCAAGATAATCAGATTAGAGCTCATAGTGCATGGTATCCCTTTGATATTTCAGATTTTTTACAAAAAAATTTTTGGGGCGCTAGGTACTTAAACGCATGACGGGGGGTGTTTCTAGGTAGGTACTTTTTTATAATTTGGGCCGAAACAGGAATTTTAGTCATTGAGCGTTTGAAATAGCATACCTAGTAGCCAAACCAACCCTATTTTACAAAATGTGGGGGGTGGGGTTCGCTTTTCAGGGTTTGGCGTTTTGTTAGTAATGTTACTAACATCTAGTAAACATTGACATCTTATAGGTTATTTGAGATAATAATTACATGGTTAGGGAAAAGCGTTACACAGTAACACCCGCCAACCATAATTTAAATGATAGGAAATAAAATGACTAAAGTATCTACACCCCTCAACAACCCAATGGCTATCGCTAAGGCTTCACTGGTCAATGCTAAGGTAATCGGTGCTGACATTGCCGACCTTATCACCAAGGGCACTAAGAAATCCCTTGATACCGCCAAGACTAAATCAAAGACAGTTGATTTAATGCAGGCCCAAGGTTTGAAATCGTATGATCTCGATTTGAGCAATAAAGAGAATGCCCCATTGCATGATTCGATTAAGCGGGCTATTGTTCTCGGTTTTGATCTCGATGCTCAGGCTTTGCTTGCCAAAGAGTCCAAGGTTTTATCGGATTTCGAAAAGGCTACTAAGCGAGCCCTTGGAATGCAGATCGGCTCAGAGTTCGCTTACTATCGTCGGGCTTTGGCTAAGCGGGAGGAATCGGCAGAAAAGGGTATTGTTGATAAATCAACGCCTGAGCAAATGTATTTTAAGGAACTAAACTCAGCCCTTGATCGTCTGAGCAAATTGGAAAATGCTAGTTTTGACATTGTCAAACATAAAGCGGCATTAACCAAATTGGCTCATAACGCAATTTAACCCAAGGGGCGGAAGCCCCTTAACATCTTAACCCGCTTCGGCGGGTTTTTTTTGCGTCCGCTTTTTGGTTCGGCTCGGCTTGCTTCCCGTTAGTATTGTTACTAACAAAGTTTTTGCCCTGTGATGCCAGTGACTTGGAGTAGTGGGTCGCATAGGGTAAGTTGTTAAGTTTTGAAGCAGAGCCGTGTTAGTAAAGTTACTAACAGATGATGCCAGTGACTTGGAGTAGCGAGCCGCATAGGGTCATTTTGTTTTTTGCTGGGTGATAACCTGATGTCAGGTTATCAGTTTATTTTGGCATTGTCAAGCGCAAACAAACTAGGTGTTTACCCTGCTATTGTAGTTTTTTTATGGGGTAATGTTCTTGGTATTGTTCGGAGTTAAGTCATTGATTTATAAGTAATGTTCGTAATGTTCGCTTTGAACCCCGATTTTTGAGAGTCAGGCAAAACAAAAACAGAAAACTCTCTGTCTTCCTTGCACTCCTTTTGAAAGTCAAGCACCCTAAAAAGGCAGGAACATTCCGAACAAAGGTACAAACCTTATTCTATATACCTCTATAAAAGAACAAATAAAGAACAATAGGTTCAAATACTCTTTAATACAATACACCACAACTTACTACCATTTACTTGACATTAACAGTTATATAGGGTAAAATAGTATTTAGATGGGGAAAGTTTTTGCTTCCATCGCCAAGCCTCTGCATGTTAGTAATGTTACTAACACAGGGACAACAACTTAACAGGAGTAACACTATGCAACAAGTAAATCTAGGTAAGACATCAACAGGCAGATACGGTTATTTCACCAACGGCTATCTTGCATGGGAACTGAGCCCTACGCAGTACGGCGAAAGCGACCAATGGCATCAACGCTACGCTAAGTCTTTGAACTTTGACTTCCAACCCGCAGTAGAGGAACTTGCCCGTGTTTAAACAATACCAACCCCGATGCAAGGTATGTGGTGACATATACCCACTCGAACGCATGAGAATAGGTTATGCCTTGTGCCTACCATGCGGTGACGAAGTGGCTAAAGAGCGCAAGTTCACAATCGCACCACTAAACAAGTCGAACTATGTCTGCATCACCGACATGACCATGCTTAAACAACTTAACCCAAAGAGGACAACATGAAGAAGATTAAACCAACACCACGCAAGCCGATTGCCAAACTAAAGAAACCATACGAAGGTGGCGATGCCCTGATGGAGTGGCACAAGGAAAAGATGAAGTCATCTGCAAGCGAAGCGTATAAAGATGTTGACTACGCTACACCAATTTGGCGGTGCGAGAACGATTGGGATAGAGCCAAGGAATATCTTGGGTGGGCGGGGATGTGGGTAATTTTACTCAGCGCATTGTATCTGTTAGCAACTTGGTTTAACGAGGTGACAGTATGAACACAGGACAGATCAAGCGTATCGGTAAAAGAACTTACTGTGTGGTGTGCTGGACTGAATTTGAGGTGACACTGCAAAGTATGGATGAAGAACGAATCATTATCACGATGCCTCGTAAGTACATGGGCGGGTTGAGAAACGGCTCGTAGTGTTAGGTACTGTTTACTTGACTTTGATAGTGTTTAACAGTATAATATAGTTGTAGGTCGGAAATGTTTTATCTTAATAACTTAAAGGAAATGATAATGAACCAAGTAGCCAACCCTGTTAGTAACATTACTAACACACCACCAGCAGTATCAATACCATCAATCTCATCGTCGGCAATGCTAGTCGAATTAAACATTAGCGTGTGGACAGGTCGCAAGTTTGACAAGGGGGTTAGTCAGGAGATCGACACCGCCAAGCACACAACAACTCGGGCGGGGAATTATTCCAAGCGATTGTTTGCAGACGAGCCGATCTTTGATGCGATTCAGAAGTACACAGGCAATGCACGAACCTACCACTACCATGCGACTATGCCATGGTCGGACAGCGGACTGCGACTGCTAACAACATCTATGTTCTTTGACTACCAGCGAGAAATTACCGCCATGGAAGCAGAGTTTAACAACCTCGTGACCCAGTTTATTAACCAGTATGACAAGTTGGTACTGCAAGCACAGATGAAATTGGGCGCACTATTTAACCCTGATGACTACCCCCATGCGGACACAATCCAAGACAAGTTCAAGTTCTCGGTGAAGTTTGCCCCCGTACCCGAAGTGGGCGACTGGCGGGTGAATGTTGGACAGGAAGCCGAAGCGATCCTGAAGGAATCGTATGCCAACTATTACCAAAACAACTTGACACAAGCCTATGCGGATGTATGGGAGAGAACCCACGAAGCATTGACCCGTATGTCGGAGAAACTTAGCGGAGATAAAAAACAAATCTTTAGAGATACCCTCGTATCGAATGTGATGGAGATGGTCGATCTATTGGACAAGTTCAACGTAACGGACGATCCGAAAATGCGCACCGCCAAGCACAAACTGGAATCTGTAATGCTAGGGATTACACCCGATGCACTACGGGAAGATGACCACCTGCGCTTAGATACTAAGAACAAGGTCGATTCACTCCTCAAAGAACTTTCATGGTAACAACTTATGGGGTAGTACATCACCGTGTATCTGGCCCCGCAACGATTAACCGTAGTAACTTTACTAACAACAAAAGGAAATAAATATCATGGC